AAAAAACTGTTAAAGGTTGTATGCCTTTTTTAGATACATTAACTACTGGTTATATTTTAAAAATGCCTGTTGATTATTATGTTGAACATAATGTTGAAATTAAAGGTAAAAAAGTAACTGGAATGAGAAGCAGTGCACATCATATAGACGATGATATTAATTTAAATTATAATGGTCGTCAAGACTTTCATCCTCCCCAACAACTTACTGGATGTCCTTACTTAGAAAAAAATAAAAACTTAAATTTTCATAAGATAATGAATCCTTTTGTAATTAAAACACCTCCAGGATATTCATCACTTTTTTTACCTCCTATGAATAATCCAGATGATAGATTTTTTATTATACCTGGAATAGTCGATACAGACACGTTTAAATTAGAAATTAATTTTCCAATAGTTTTTAATGGTGATAAATATGACTCATTAAAAACAACTATAAAAAGAGGTACTCCTTATGTTCAAGTAATACCTTTTAAAAGAGATTCTTGGAAAATGAGTATTGAAGAAACAAAAGAAAAGAAAAAAGATATTTTTAATTTTTATAAATACATTCTTAATGTTTATAAAAAAACATCTTGGTCAAAAAAATCATGGAAATAAATTATTCTTTAGATCACTATATTAAAGTATTTGACAACATCCTTCCTAAAAATGTTTTAGAAAATTTTTTAAGAATTTGTAAAGAATCAAAAAAATTTAAAAATGCAGGTATTATTGGTAAAAAAGATTTACATACCATAAATAAAAAAATAAGAAGCACATTTACTTGGGCTCCTAAAAATATGGATGTAAAAAGTTTAACAGAAGTTCATTGGACAAATCTTTTAATTAATGCTTTTACTAAAAACATAGTTAACTATCAATCTGCTTTAGACATAGAAGGTATTTTTAGTGTTAATGATATACAAATTTTAAAATATATTGCAGGAGGTCATTATAAAATACACACTGATCATGCTGCTACTATTCCAAGAACATATAGTTGTATTTTTTTAGTAAATGATGATTATGAAGGAGGAGATTTAATTTTTAAATTTCCAGGATATGAAGATAATTTTAAAATAGAAAAATGTAAAAATAGAATGATTATTTGGCCAAGTAATTTTTTATATCCACATTCAGTCCTTCCAGTAATAAAAGGTGAAAGGTATTCAGTTGTAGCATGGGCACTATAGGAAAAGATTTTAAATACAAGATAATCAAAAATTTTTTATCAATAAATGAAATTAATTTACTATCTTATTATTGTGAAATGAAACATAGAACTAATCTAAATTATTTTGATTTTAAACAAAGTAATTTAGGTGATACTTATATTTATGGAGATCCTGCAATGGAATCTTTAATGATGAGTAAAAAAGATTTAATGGAAAAAGAAGCTAATAAAAAACTATTACCTACATGTGCTTTTTGGAGAACTTATACAAAATATGCTGTGTTAAAAAAACATACTGATAGACCATCTTGTGAAATAAGCGCTACAATAAATATTAATGGAGATGGAACACCGTGGCCTATATTTATGGATGGCACTGAATTAAATTTAGATATAGGAGATGCTGCTATTTACTTAGGTTGTGAAGTAGAACACTGGAGAGATGAATTTAAAGGTGACTATCAGTTTCAAACATTCTTGCATTATGTAGATGCAGAAGGTAAAAATACAGAGTGCTACATGGATAAAAGAAAATATTGGGGGGTAAGTATGGAGGGGGTAACTATTTTGTAAATGAGATTTAATCAACAAGAAAACGGCTCGTGTGATTTAATTTTTTCTGATGAAGAAATTAAAGTAATTAATAAACACAAAAAATTATATTTTACTTCAGAGTTTTTAAGACATTTTTCTAACACTTTAATGAGAATGTCTGTAGAATTTAATGAAAGGTTTGATGAAAAAACTAAAAATTTAATAACTCGAACTGATACTACATTAGATTTAGGAAAATCTAAAAAAGATGATTGATGAACTTTTTGATTTACCTATTCCACAAAAAGTAAACAAAGAAGTTGTAGATTATTTAGGTAAGCAAAAGTGGTCTTTTGTTAATGACAATGATGAAAAATATTCTAATTCTTTATATGATATTTCAACAAACCCATCAATTAAAGATTCAGGTCAAGCTATTATTACTTATGCTAAAGATAAAGAATGTAAACGAGATAATCTTCTAAATTTTTTTGGTCATTTAATATTTTCTTTAATACAAGAAAGATCTAAATTTAAAATAAAAAATATAAATAGATTGTATTGGAATTTTTATACTCCTGTATCAGAAATGAATTTTCATGTAGACGACCATAATCCAGGTAAATCTATATCTGCAATATATAATTTACATACAAATGATGGAGGAACATTTGTACAAGATAATTTTATTTATTCTAAAGAAAGTCAAGCTATTATTTTTAGAAGTGAAAAACTTCATAAAGGAGTTGCTCCAAAAATAAGTAATTGTAGATTAAGTTTAAATTTAGTAATGAGTATTTAATAATCTAATAATTTATAATCTTTGTAATAATAATCTTTAATGTATTTAATTTTTTTATTATCTAAATCAATTTGATTATAGTCAGTACTAACATATTTTGATTTATTACCTAGCTTAGTTATTTGTATATTAAAATTAGAGAAGACCCATTCAATAAAATCTTTTTCAAATTTATTTTCAAATCTCCATATCTTTGTTTTATAGTCTATAAAATTAGTTTGAGGCACAAGCCAATTAGTAAGATTATTTAAACAATAGTTATTAATTGTTTCATCAAAATAACTTTGTGTTTTAAACATATTATTAATTTTTTCTTCATTAAAAAACCAAGTTGATTTAATTGCAGATAAAAATCTATCTACAGGATCTCTGACAACACAAAACTTTTTTAAAGGCATATAATTTAAATAATGATCATGTTCAGGGTATGTTAAATGATTAGCGTCTTTTTCTCTATGCATAATATAACTAGTGCTACCTTCTAATTCGCATCCACTTTCTTTAAATGTTTCATGTATAAATCTTCCTGCTGTTTTTGGAATATGTATAAAACAAATTTTTTTATTTATAATTATCATTATATTAAATATATTTTAAACATTTGGATCAGGGTCCCAAGAGTTTTTTCCTGAAAAGTTAAAGGCTATTGTATATCTAGTTTTATCTGTATTATTTTCTTTAACTTCATGTAACAGAGTAGAGTCAAATATAATATATTTACCACATGTTTCTTTTATATTTAAATCTATTTCTGGAAAGTAAGTTCCTGGACCATTATCTGTTAGATGTAAGATACCAGATAATCTTTCACTAGCGTGTTCATGTTCTTCAACGCTATCTCCTTTTTTTAGTTTATTTCCCCACGAATCTTTTAAATATAAAGGCTGTTTAAATTTATTTGCCCAATACATATCTTCATTTATTGATTCTAAAAACTGATGAAATTTTTCGTCTTTATTAAACAGTGACCAATTGGTCATTTTTCCTTTTACATTTGTCTTGTAATCTAAATCCCCTATATTTTTATCAATTAAATTAATAAAATAATCCTTATCTATTTCTGTTTGACCTATTAAAATTTTTACTTTTCGAGTCAAATCGAAACATTTTTTTTCACTAATCATAGATTTTTGTAGCTTTCATTCTTTATTTAAGTAATATATAATATTATCTAGATATACAAGGATTTATTATGCTACAAAAGATAGGCTTTCAACCAGGTATAAACAAGCAAATTTCAGAAACTACGGCTGAAGGTCAGTGGATAGATTGTGATAATGTTAGGTTTAGGTACGGAACACCTGAAAAAATAGGTGGTTGGAAACAATTAGGTACAGATGATTTAACAGGAGCCGCAAGAGGTCTTCATCATTTTGTAAATAGTCTAGGTAGAAAGTACGCTATTATAGGAACTAACTCTATTTTATATGCTTATTCAGGTGGTGTATTTTATGATATACACCCTATTAAATCAACAACTACACTTACAAGTGCATTTAGCACGACCAACGGATCACCAACCGTTACTATAACTTTTTCTGGTGCACACAATATACAAGAAGATGACATTATTCTTTTAGACAATTTTACAGCTATAACTAATTCAAACTTTAGTGCATCTGATTTTGATGATAAAAAATTTATGGTAACGAGTGTACCATCAACTACAACCTTAACAATAACAATGCCTTCTAATGAAACAGGAAGCGGTGCAACAACATCTGGTGGTATAAGAGTTCAACATTACTATCACGTTGGACCAGCAGTACAGGCAAAAGGTTTTGGTTATGGACTAGGATCTTGGAGTGGCCCAGCTGCAGGAGCAGTAACAACAACTTTAGATGGTGCGATCAATGCTGCAGTCACTAGTATTACAGTAGCTGACGCTTCACAATTACCAAGCTCAGGAACTAATTTTATTATAATAGGGTCTGAAGAAATTTCATACACAGGTGTTAGTACTAATACTTTAACAGGATGTACAAGAGGTGTAGCAGGAACAACAGCAGCTTCTCATAGTGATGGTGCAACAGTTACAAACTCAACTGACTATGTTGCGTGGGGCGAAGCAGCATCAGGAGATTTAGTCATTGAACCTGGTATGTGGTCTATAGATAATTTTGGAGATAAAGCTATTTGTTTAATACACAACAGTGCATGTTTCGAATGGGACTCTTCATTATCAAATGCAACAACAACAAGAGCAACTGTTATATCTGGAGCACCAACAGCATCACGTCACATGGTTGTATCTACTCCTGACAGACACTTAGTATTTTATGGAACAGAAACAACAATAGGTGATCCGTTAACACAAGATGATATGTTTATAAGGTTTTCGGACCAAGAAGATATTAATACTTATATACCTACAGCAACCAATACAGCTGGTACACAAAGACTGGCCGATGGATCACGGATCATGGGAGCTATAAGAGGTAGAGATGCACTTTATGTTTGGACTGATACAGCATTGTTTACCCAACGTTTTGTAGGTCAGCCATTTACATTTGCTTTTGCACAAGTTGGAACTAACTGCGGACTTGCAGGACAAAATGCATGTGTTGAAGTTGATGGTGCTGCATACTGGATGTCAGAGAACGGTTTCTTTAGATTTGCTGGTAAACTAGAATCACTACCGTGTTTAGTAGAAGATTATGTCTACGATGATATAAATTTAACATCTGGAAACCAAATGATTTCTGCAGGATTAAATAATTTGTTTGGTGAAGTTATATGGTTTTATCCAACTTCTTCATCATCGGTTGTAAATAGAATGGTTACATATAATTATTTTGATTCATCACCACAAAGACCTGTATGGACAAATGGTTCTTTATCTAGAACTATGTGGAGAGACTCAGCTATATTTGGAACTCCACATGCAACTGAATATGATGCGGGTACAGACACATCGTTTGATGTTGTTGGAAATACAGAAGGTATAACAACTTACTATGAACACGAAATAAGTACTGATCAAAATAAAAACGGAACGATAACTGCAATCACTGCAAACATTTCATCTGGAGATTATGATATTACACAATCACGTTCGTCTACTGGACAACAAACAGGTGTTGCAACTTTTAAAGGAGATGGTGAGTTCTTAATGAAGATAAGAAGATTTGTACCAGATTTTATAAGTCAAACAGGAGCAACTAGAATTACATTACAATTAAAAAATTACCCTAATAGTTCACAATCAGGTTCACCATTAGGTCCATTTGATGTCACTTCATCAACTACAAAAGTAGACACACGTGCAAGAGCAAGAGCAGTGGCTATGAAAATAGAAAATACAGCAGTTAGTCAAAGCTGGAAATTAGGTACTTTTAGATTAGATATACAACCAGACGGAAGAAGATAATGGCAAAAATTGTACAAGTAATAACTAGACCATCAAATGAATATGATGTACAGACAGCAGAAGCTCAAGTAAGAGATCTTGATGCGATTGTAGAAAAATTAAACTCAACATATCAAGAAGAATTAAAAGAGGAGATAGAAGCATTTAACTTATTTATAAACTAATGGCTAATCAATTTAAATTTGCAGGTATAGATAACAGCACAACAGGAAGTGCATTGAGTCCTTTAGGATCTGGTAATCCTTTAGTTAGTGAAACCTATGTTATCAAATCTATATTAGTTACATCAGCAGGTACACCTACTGTTACCGTTACAAACAATAGTATTACAGCTGTAAAATCAGCAGCTTTAAGTGCTAATGTTACAACAGAATTATTAACTCAACCTTTAGTAGTTGAAGGTGGAAAAACATTTACAGTGCTTTCAAGCACTACAGATTCATTTGATGTAGCTATTAGCTATCTAAACATTAAGAAGGAGGTAACAATATAATGCAAGTATTAAAACCAACAAAAGTAGAAACAACGTACAGACACAAGGAAACTGGAGAGCTTTTTAAGGAAAGAAAAGACTGGGAAGCTAAAGGTTATAAGAACGAGGATATGGCTCAA